CCTTCTTAAATTGCTTGATCTCTGCTATTGCTTGCTCTCGTATCTCATTGAATTCTATAGCAATATCCCAACCACTAATATTTTTAATGTGACCACTACCATACCATTGCTCTTGACCAGGATGATAGTCTATATCTATTTGATTCTCTCCCCATGTAATGGTGAATGACTTACCGCCTTGCTTTAAATACTCTCCCAGTGTACGCATTACCACTGCCTTACTAGGTTTCCGATTTTTATATTCTATATTGATTATTGGATAAGTTGTGCTCATGATAAACCCTCCGATTATTTGATTGATTGAATCTTAATTACTTTTGCCATTTTAACACCATGCGCCTTGTAAGCAATCACTTGTACATCCTTATTATAACACGCTCTACATCCATTGCATTTGCCATCATGCTGGTATGCCTGGCACTCTACTGCTCCGACTGGTACTGTATCACTGAATATGGTGCTAGTGGTTTGCCCTGGAATGATCTCACCATTAACACTATCACTAGAAAATCTTACGACTACATTAGACAATTGCTGCATACGATCTATGATAGTTTTAAATTTAATAAATTTATGCATACGAGTAGGAAGCCAATGTTTAACCCAGGGAGTCGCCTTCATTACTTCATAGATCCTACATGCTAGGCTTAGATCGTACATATCCCCGCTATCAAACCATCTGAAATAGCGACTAGAATCTAGAGCCTGTACCATATCAGATACCCATGTATCCCGCTTCCAATCTTCCCTATTAAATTCCCTTGGCTTCTTAACATTAGCAAACCTATAATTACCAGTAGTGGCATAACATCCTTGGCATGCTGGGACTAGACCGCCATTACCATCTGAAGATCCTGGGCATGTATCAATCGCCTGTAGAGACCAGGATAAGATACCGTCTAGTTTACTTGTTTTACTTAACTTGATCATTTTGTTTTTTCCTTCCGTCAATTTTCTTGATAATGGTAATGCCTTCATTCCATTGTGCCATATATCTGGCTTCACCTAGTGTTTTAAATTTAAACTGTTTACCGTTTACTGTAAATGCATACATATTAAACCCTCCTTGTGTTATTAATAAATATACTCTAGGGCTTTGAACCAGTCAAGTAAAACCCTAGATATATCCACTAAACTATTAAACTATTTGATCCAGTTGATCCTGCAATTTGAAATATAGATTATCATACTTTTCCTTCTTAGTGTAGTATTGATCCTGCAATTCTAGTAAATGGGCTTTCTTACTTTCGTCCGTTACTACCTTAATCAATCTAGAATTCTCATATGTTTTAGAATTCAACTCTTGACGTACTGTTCTAACACTATCAAACAATATTGTCAATTCAGTATATGTAATTTCTATTTGCATTTTTATTTCCTTTCGTGTGTTGATGGTTTGATAATAGTGGATTACCTTCTAAATGTCTAATTGATTGTTACTATCGAGGTGATAGATTATTGCTATAGTGCCTGGTATAGTGTCACTACTCCGTTCATACTCTCTAGCATTTGTCAATAGGTGTTTTCCCTAGTTGACTTTATAATATTTTTATGCATGGGGGAGGGGGGTTGACACAGATTGTAGCGTATATATATGCTCCAGTACACCTAAAAAGTAGAATTAAGACTGCCTAATAATTAAGCAAACTGCCTAATATTTAAGCAACTATAGTAATAGACAATATGTTCAATGTAATCAATGAGTTATGTTAGTGTAACTTAACAACAGAAGACACCATAATAAAGGAAGTTAAATAGGGACAGAGTCAGTGTCTTAGTTTAGCTGCGGAATATGTGCAAGCTATGCTCAGCAGACCCGCAGGAGTAGACACTATGTAGGACTAATTAAAAATAAAGCTTGACAAATCTAAGAAGTTGTGGTATAATAGTTGTACTAAGAAGAAGACTAAGAGCAAACTAGGTAAAAAACAATAAGAACCAAAACTACTTAAGACTACTTAGTAAACTATTTAGTATGAAACTTTAAGTTTATTTTATTTTGTTCTCTGCGATAGCAGGTAAAGGATATATGTCTCAAGATGATAAGGATTTGTCTTCTTTAAAAGTGGATGTCTCCAATGTAATAGCCCTAGCACCACAGACTCGTAGGAGAGGTCGTCCACCTAAGTCACTTGTGGAGGCGAAGAAGAAGCCAGGAAAAGTAGGTAGACCAGTAGGTGACGCAGGACGAATCCAGGAATTTAAAGCAAGATTATTATCAACCAGTGGTACTAAAGTAATTGACACAGTACTACGTAAAGCATTAGATGATAATGATAAGGATCAAGTAGCTTGCCTCAAGATGTGCATGGATAGATTATTACCCACATCATTATTTGAGAAAGATGCTAAAGGACAACGTAATGCAGTAACGATTAACATTACTGGATTAGGTGAAACTAAAGTAGAAGCAGTAGAAACTATTGATGCTGAGATTGTTGACTACGAGGATGTAGATAATGAATCTTAGTTTCGAGTTACTACCTTGGCAGAAAGAAGTATTCCAAGATAATACCCGATTTAAAGTTATTGTTGCTGGACGACGATGCGGTAAATCAAGATTATCTGCTGTAGCATTATTAGTAGAGGGACTACGTTGTCCACAAGGTTCTGCTGTAATGTATGTTGCTCCTACTCAAGGACAAGCCAGACAGATTATCTGGGATGTCCTGATGGATTTAGGAAGAGAAGTGATTCAGAGTAGCCATGTTAATAATATGGATATCACTTTGATTAACGGTGCTAAGATTTATGTCAGAGGTGCTGATAGACCAGATACACTTCGTGGTGTCAGCTTAACATACCTAGTACTAGACGAGGTAGCTGACATTAAACCTGATACCTGGGAGAAGGTCTTACGTGCAGCATTATCAGACAAGAAGGGTTCTGCATTATTTATTGGAACTCCTAAAGGAAGAAACTGGTTCTACGATATGTATAACCTTGGTGTATCTGAAGAAGATGAAGAGTGGAAGGGTTGGCACTTCACTACTAAAGATAACCCACTGATTGATCCAAAAGAGATCGACGGTGCAAGAAAGACATTAAGTAGCTTCTCATTTAAGCAAGAGTATGAAGCTTCGTTTGATAATGCAGGTACAGACCTGTTTAAAGAACATTGGATTAAAGAAGGCGAAGAACCAAAAGACGGAGTATGGTATATTGGTATCGACTTAGCAGGATTCACCAACACCAATTATTCAGCAGCTCGCCAGCAAAAGTTAGATAAATCTGCTATTGCAGTGGTCAAGGTGACGGATGATGGTGAATGGTGGGTAAAAAAGATAGAGAACGGTAGGTGGGATGTCAAGGAGTGCGCTGAGCGTATTCTAAAGAATATCAGGGACTTTAAACCAATCGCTGTAGGGATGGAGCGCGGTACAGTTAGAAACGCTGTGTTGCCCTATCTAAGCGATCTGATGAGGGCTAACAACACCTACTGTCATATCACTGATCTTACGCATGGTGGTAAACAAAAGACTGAGCGTATTGTCTGGGCATTACAAGGACGATTCGAGCATGGTAAGGTAACACTGAATGAAGACGAGGACTGGAGGGAATTCCAAGACCAGCTTCTAATGTTCCCTACCAACCAGGTGAAGGATGACTTAGTGGATGCCTTGTCATTCATTGATCAGCTGGCAGTAACGACCTACTTCATGGATGACGGTGAAGATGAATATGAACCAACCGATTTTATATCAGGATACTAAATGAGTATAGTTGCTGGATTATTTAGACAAGTAGCTCCTGCGTTATTGGATAACCTAGAGGCTCAAGGTTTATTCAAAGGAGTTGGAGTTGGTCGTGCTGCTCCTAGTCTAACACCTGAGATGTTTATTGGTGGTGAAGGAATCAGCAATCTAGGTAGACAAGGTTTAGTTGACGCTGATGCGTTGACTGCTACGATGGCAAGAGCAGAGCAAGACAGAGGACTTCTTTCTCCTGCTGAGTGGGAAAAAGAGTATGGAGCAGTTGGCTTATCGTATGATCCTGTAGCTCAAAAAGCCATGTTTGAGATTAGTGATCGCAATGTTGATTTCCAAAAAGGGATTGACATCAATACGCTTACTGACAAAGATTACTATGGGTTTGATGAAATATTTAAAGCACCTACACTAAAGAAAGCGTTTCCTGAGATAGCTGATGTAAAGATCCTAATGAAGGACGACAGTCAGAACACTGCTCTAGCAGCTTTTGATCCTGAGAACAACACCATTCAGTTTAACAGAAAGTCTCCTGGTTGGAATTCTTCTGATCCTTTGTCAACTACTCTGCATGAGATACAGCACTATGTACAGCAGAGAGAAGGATTAACTGGAGGTGAAAGCTTTAGAGGTGTTTTAAATAACAATCCTTTGTTTAGCGATACTTATAAAACACTAGAGCAAAAGATTAATCAATCTTCTCCTGATATCATTCGCTTTTTAAAACAGAATCCTCGTTCTGGTTTTGATGTAGATTCAATAATTGAAGCCACTCAATATCTTAAACAGCGTAACGGTCTAACAGTAGAGAAAGCATTAGAGCGTGGCTTTAATAGCAAAGCATTAGCTACTAAGTTTATGAAACTAGTAGAAGCTAAGCAAGATGATGGATCTCCTAAGTTTCAAAACTTAAGTGATATTGTCTTTTTAAAAGATATTAACTCTGCTGCCTACAACACGGCAGTTGGAGACTATATGCGTGTAGCTGGTGAAACCTTTGCAAGGCAGACAGAACAGCGTAGGCTTCTTTCTCCTGAAGAGCGTTTAGCTAGTCCTGCTATGACAGCAATTGACGATGATCGTATTAATAAGTTATATAGTATTGATACTGCAAACCTCACTCCTCCGAGAACACAAGCACCCCAGCAACAAGCGTTTGTTGATCCGTTTGCTATGCAAGTACCTCAATCCACAATCCCTGAAGGAATGTAAGAATGGCTGAATTTAAAGAAGACATAATGACGGACGATGATAAAGAGTTAGTCTCTTTTATCGTTGATCAGTGTAACGGATGGCGAGATCACCGTGATGTCAACTACCTAGACAAGTGGGAAGAGTATGAGCGTCTGTTCCGTGGTATCTGGGATGCACTGGATAAGACTCGTGAGTCTGAGCGTAGTCGCTTAGTTACTCCTGCGCTGCAGCAAGCCATTGAGTCCAAGCAAGCAGAGATCTCTGAAGCTGTGTTTGGTCGTGGTGAGTTCTTTGATATTGTGGACGATAGGAACGATCAAGATCCTAACGACATAGCTTTGGTTCGTAAACAGATGCACGAAGACTTTAAGACTTCACGCATTAAAAAGTCACTTGATGACATCATCTTACTTGGCGAACTCTATGGTACTGGTATCGGTGAGATCCTAGTTAAAGAGAAGACAGTGATGTCTCCTGCTACTCAGGCTATTCCTGGTACTGAGATGGCAGCTATTGGTGTACAAGAGACCAAGCAGTTCATGATTAATCTGTATCCTGTCAATCCTCGTAATTTTCTTATCGAGCCTAATGCTCGTACAGTAGAAGACTCTCTTGGTGTTGCTATCGAAGAATATGTCTCTTACCATTCTGTTGTTCGTAGTATTGCTGATGGTACATACCGTAAAGTAAACATTACTCCTAGCTACTCCAACATGGAGCTAGAGCCAGTACAAGAAGTAACACATGAGCAGGATGATCGTATTCGTGTTATTCGCTACTACGGTTTAGTTCCACGAGAGTACCTTGAGAATGTAGATAAGAAAGAAGGAGAGGAAGTAGTTGACCTCTTCCCTGAAGGTTCTAAAGGTGAAGACTACCAAGATATGGTAGAGGCTATCGTTGTGATTGCGGATGACCAGTGGCTTCTCAAAGCTGAAGCTTCTCCTTACATGATGAAGGATCGTCCTATTGTTGCTTATCAAGCTGACTCGATGCCAGGTCGTTTCTGGGGTCGTGGTACTGCTGAGAAGGGCTACAATATGCAGAAGGCTATTGAT